TAATAAATAAATTATTTTGATTTTAATAAAGCTTCTTAATTTATCGGATTTCTATGGTCAGGGTGAGAATATAGAAATAGCAAAAGGAAAATACAAACTAGCTGAGTCTTTCAGCGAAGGATTTAAACAACTAAAAAGAATAAAGAATGAGAAATGAAGTTCTTGAGTTACAGGTTAAAACTGACAAAGCTGTACAGGAAGTCGGTGAATTAACAAAAGAAGTTAAAAAACTCCAGGGCCAAGTATCTGAAGGTAATAAAAATACAGCTAAAGGTTTAAATGCAATTGAAGGCGCTACTAGGAAAACTAATAGGGTTTTAAGATCTTTAGGTAATACGCTTAAGGTTATTGGTATTGGTTTATTATTAGCAGCGTTAGAAAAATTAAGAGAGGTATTTGCTAGCAACCAGAAAGTTATAGACACTTTCAATATAGCAATGGAAGCAACTACAATGGCTTTCAATGATCTATTTAATTATTTAGATAGAAATACTGGTACGATAATAAGCTACTTTAAAAATATTTTTGAGGATCCATTACCGGCTATACGGGATTTAAGTAAAGCAATAGATCAATATCTTATTAGAAGCTTTATTAATTTCATCGAACTAATAGAAGTTTCAGGAATGGCAATATCCAAGTTTTTCAAAGGGGATTGGGTTGGTGCTATAGGATTAGCTCAAGTTGCTGGATCTAAATTCGTTGATGTTGTTACAGGAGTTGATGATAGCTTAGTTAAAACAGGTAATGCTTTAAAAGCTGTTACATCTGGAATATCCGATTATGTGAAATCAACAGTGGAAGCAGCAACTGCTACTGTTGAAATAAATAAAGCAGCTGCTACTGCAGAAATTAGAATACAAGGTTTAATAGAGCAGTATGATAGACAAGCAGAAAAGCTAAGACAAGTTAGAGATGAGGAAAGGAATACTATCCAAGAAAGAATTGATGCAAATAATCAACTAAAAGAGGTTTTAGACGAGCAGGAAGCTGCAATGCTTAGACAAGTGGATTTACAAATAACAGCAGCACAGCGTCAGTACAATATAAATGCCAATCAGGAAAATTACAATAATTTATTAAGAGTAACACAAGAAAGAGAAGCTGTATTAGCGCAAATAGAAGGCTTTAGATCAGAACAAAAGATAAATGATTTAGCTTTATTTAGAGAGCAGCTAGAGCTTTATAATTCGCTTAGAGACGCTGAATTTGAACGTGCAATTGCAAACGAGGAATTCAACGCTTCCTTGATAGGTAATGATGTTGCAAGAATACAGAGATTGCAGGAGATTGCTACATTCGAATCTAATATTAGAGAAAAGCAATTGCAGGATGATTTGGCTAGAACTAAATTAGGAACACAAGCTCAGATAGATGCAACTAATGCTCTATTTTCATTCCAACAAGAAAATGCTAATAAACAAAAACAATTAGATAGAGACTTAGCGGAAGCAAAATTAGCAGTTATAAGTGGTGCGTTAGGTGGTGTTGCTAAATTAATAGGTGAAGGATCTACATTCGGTAAAGCTGTAGCAATAACACAAGCAGTGATTGACACATACGCTGGTGCAAACAAAGCATTGGCTCAGGGTGGTATATATGGTGGTATAGCAGCTGCTGGTATTATCGCATCTGGATTGGCTAATGTAAAAAGTATAGTTGCAACACAAGAACCTGAACTACCAAGCTATGCAAGTGGTGGTAGAGCAGCAGCATCGGCACCTCAACCAAGAGTAGCTAGTTTTAATATAGTTGGCGAAACTGGGACTAATCAATTAGCTGAGACTATAAGTTCACAAACTAGACAACCAATTAAAGCTTATGTTGTAGCAAGTGATGTTACTACAGCACAGAGTTTAGATAGAAATATAGTTCAAGGAGCATCAATCTAAACAAATTAACTAAAAAACTGTTTTTAAATAAAGTAAAAATGAATATAATAGAACTTATCCTAGACGAAAACGATGATATGAATGGCATAGAAGCTATTTCTGTTGTCGAAAATCCAGCTATAGAGGAAGATTTCGTAGCTTTAAAATCAGATGAGATAAAATTAGCTGAGGTAGATAAAGAAAAAAGAATCCTGATGGGTGCTGCTCTTATACCTAATAAGCCAATCTACAGGCGTAATGGTAAAGATGAATTCTACATATTCTTTAGCAAAGAAACAGTTTTAAAAGCTTCTCAATTATATCTTAAAAAAGGTAGACAAGGTGAAGCAACATTAGAGCATCAGGAAAAGATTACCGGTTTAACAGTTGTGGAAAGCTGGTTAGTTGAAGATGAGGTACACGATAAATCTAGAAAATACGGATTAAATATGCCTTTAGGAACTTGGATGGTTTCAATGAAAGTAGATAATGACGAGATCTGGAACGATTACGTAAAAACTGGTAAGGTTAAAGGATTCAGTATAGAAGGATATTTCGCAGATAAATTAGAAATGCCTCAAGATAAAGGTATAAAGGATTATTTAAGCGCAGAGGAACAGGAAGCTGAAGATCTATTAAATAAGATCGTTGAAGTATTACAGGAAAAACAAGAATTGGAGTCTTATACAGATTATCCAGCTGGTGCTAGAAGTAATGCAAAACGAGCTTTAGAATGGGCAGAGAAAAATGGATGGGGTGATTGTGGTACTGGTGTAGGTAAAGCTAGAGCTAACCAATTAGCAAAAGGAGAACCTATTAGCAGAGATACGATTGCAAGAATGGCTTCCTTTAAAAGACACGAACAAAATAAAGATACACCATACTCTGAAGGATGTGGAGGTCTTATGTGGGACGCATGGGGTGGAAGTGCAGGAGTTAATTGGGCAATATCTAAATTGGATGAGATAGACCAAAAACTTGCAAAAAGTCCTTGTTGGGAAGGATATGAGCAAAAAGGATATAAAATGAAAAATGGTAAAAAAGTTCCTAACTGCGTAAAAAAATAATAAATGGGTACAACTAAAAATACTTCATATAGAGTACACGCACATCAAACTACCGATGCTGAAAGATTAACTTTCAACATTGAGGAAGGAGCAATGGTTACTACCGAGACTGGTATATGGCAGGTATATAATAATGATTGGAGAAAAATATATCCACAATCAGGTATAGGTTCAGGATTAGGATGGACAAGGTATGATGACGGCGCTTTTACTGAAGCTTCAAAGTTAACATTAGCACAAGATATCTCTGTGGAGATGCCAAACAATGCTGCATCAGTGTATAGAAGTTATGAAGGTATAGATTACTACGACGGAACAACTAGAAAGGTATTAGCGGATAATTTAAACGATGTCTATATGATGACTATTGTTTTTAAATGCTCTGCACCAAATGCTAATCAAACTTATTTAAGACTACAACTTGATGCTACAAATGGAACTCCATACGAAAGAGTTGGGGTAGATATACCATTTCCAAAGGGTAACGATGTAGCACATGAATTCCACCAAGTATTCCAATACTATGCAGACCAAAATTTTGTAGACAACGGTTCTAATTGGATTATTAAAGCTACAGGAGGTGCTGCTCAAATATGGGACATTGTATTTTTTATACAGAAAACGCAATCTTATGCTTAAATTTTTAAAACAAATATTTATGTCAAAAAAAACAAAAAGTAAAACAAGCCCAAAAGGTGGTAGAAGAGGTTGCTTATGTGATAACGGAACTTATTCTAGTGAATGCTGTAATGGCGATTTACAAAATCAAGGGATAGGTAGTTTAAATAGCGGTGTTATCAGTAACGTGGTTAACACTAATGAACCTCGTGTTATATCCAATCAGAGAGGTTAGAAAATATAACAAATATTAATATAAATTGTTTTAATAATAAATAATCCTTATGAGTGCAAAAACGCAAATTAACAAAATCAAGACTTTGCTAGGTTTGGAAATCAAACTAGAGCAAATGAAGCTTGAGAACGGTACTATTTTGGAAGCAGAAGCTTTTGAAGCTGGTGCTGAGATTTTTGTTGTTAATGAAGAGGATCGAATCCCAATGCCAGCTGGAGAATATAAGTTGGAAGAGGGTAAAATCTTAATCATTAGCGATGATGGTATTATTGGAGAAATCAAGGAAGAGGAAGCAGAGGAAGCTGCTCCTGAAGCTGAAGAGGAAATGGAAACGGAAGTTGAAATGGAAGCTGAAGCAACACCTGCCACTCCAAAGAAAGTTATTGAGTCTATTTCTAAAGAGATGTTCTTTAGTGAGATTGAAAAACTTAGAAATGAAATTGCAGAATTAAAAGCTGCTAAAACAGAGGTTAAAGAAGAGGTGGAATTATCTGCTGATTCTGTTGAAAAAGTAGAAGAGACTGTAGAAGTTGAATTATCTGCTGAGGAGACACAACCTTTAAAACACAACCCAGAAGGTTCGGTTGAGAAAAAAGAATTAAATCTTTATTCTAATAAAGGACCTCAAACAACTAGAGATAGAGTATTCTCTAAATTATTCAACCAATAAAATAAATACATTTTAAAAATGGCAACAACTACCAACATTACCACTACTTATGCTGGTGAATTTGCGGGGAAATATATTTCTGCTGCTCTTTTATCTGCTTCTACCATTGAGAATGGCGGAATTGAAGTAAAACCAAATGTAAAGTTTAAAGAAGTAATTAAGAAAGTAGACACAGACGCATTATTAAAAGATGCTACTTGTGCATTCGATCCTACTTCTACTTTGACATTAACTGAAAGAATCTTACAACCAGAAGAATTTCAGGTAAACTTAGAATTATGTAAATCAGACTTTGAGTCAGATTGGGAAGCAGTTCAAATGGGATATTCTGCATTTGACAACTTACCTCCTGCTTTTGCTGATTTCTTATTAGCACACGTTGCTGCTAAGACAGCTCAGAAAACAGAGCAAAACATCTGGAAAGGTGTTACTGCTAACTCTGGTGAGTTTAATGGATTAGTTACACTTATGACAGCTGATGCTGATGTAATTGATGTAGTAGGAACTACAGTTACTGCTGCTAATGTAATTGACGAATTAGGAAAAGTTGTTGATGCTATTCCTTCTGCAGTATACGGAAAAGAAGATTTAAACCTTTATGTTTCTCAAAATGTTGCAAGAGCATACGTTAGAGCTTTAGGAGGTTTTGCTGCTGCAGGACTTGGAGCTAATGGTACTAACGCAATGGGAACTCAGTGGTACAACAATGGATCACTTTCTTTCGACGGTGTTTCTATTTTCGTAGCTAATGGATTAGCAGATAACTATATCGTTGCAGCTGAAAAATCAAACTTATACTTCGGTACAGGTTTATTAGCAGATCACAATGAGGTAAAAGTTATCGATATGGCTGATATTGATGGAAGTAAAAATGTTCGTGTAGTAATGAGATTTACTGCAGGAGTACAATACGGAATTGGTTCAGACATCGTTCTTTACACTCCAGCATAATTACAACTAAATAAAAATAAAGGGGTAGGTAAGCCGTTATAGCCTGCCTACCCTTTTTTAATTAATCTCTAAAATAAAAAAATATGGCTTGTGATATTACAGCTGGTAGATTAGAGCCTTGTAAAGATTCAGTAGGTGGTTTAAAAGCCGTTTACTTTGTTAATTACAGTGCTGCTATTGCTTCCGGTGCAACAATTACCGCTGGTGAGATAACGGGATTTAATCCATTGATTTCACTATATAAATTTGATTTGAAAGGTACTAATAATTCTTTTGATGAAACTAACGAGAATTCAAGAGATAACGGTACTTCTTTTTGGACACAAACAGGAACTTTAGTTCTTAAAAAACAAGATCTAACTACACAAACACAATTAAAAGCTTTAGCTTACGGAAGACCTTTAGTTGTAGTTGAGTATTATGCTAAAGATGCTAATGATAAAAACATCTTTAGAATGGCAGGTTTTGAAAATGGATGTGAAGTTACAGTAAACACTGCTTCTGGTGCAGCAATGGGTGATCTTAACGGATATAACATTACTTTCACAGGAACAGAAGTAGAACCAGCACATTTTATCGATCCAGATATTATTGGTGATGATACTAATACAACTGTTGTACCTGGTACATAATTAGATTAGATTACATTAAATTAAAGGGTAGGTTTTAACAACTTGCCCTTTTTTTTGTTTTTATATTAAATACAGAAAATGATCGTATTAAGACCGGTTCAGACAGAACAAAATATAAAGTTTATACCTAGAGAGTATGCAGCTACTAGGTTGGTTTTGATCGATGAAAGTACAAACACAGAGGCTGAAATAACAGGAACGTTTACAAAAGATAAATACTATTTATCCGCAGACCTTGTTTTTAGCTTAATAGAAGGCCGCTACTACACTTTAACAGTGTATAATAATGATAATATCATTTATAAAGATAAAGTCTTTTGTACGGATCAAAACGTATTAAATTACTCTATAAATAAAGATGTTTATACGAGCAATGTAACAGATAACGAATACATTATTTTATAATGGATAATATACATATAGTAAACTTAAGCAAATATACTTCACCAGAAATTATAGAGGTTAAAAACAAGGATTGGGTTCAGTATGGTGAGGATAATGATTATTTCCAGTATCTCATAGACAGATACCAAGGTAGCACAACCAATAATGCTATCATAAACGGTATGGCAAAAATGATATATGGGAAAGGTCTTGATGCTACTAATTCTAACAGGAAACCAGATCAGTACGCACAAGCTATGAGTATTGTATCTAAGAATTGTTTAAAGTCTGCTGTAATGGATCGTAAGATGCTAGGAATGGCGGCTTTACAAGTTACTTACGATAAAGGTCTTGTAAAAAAGGTTACGCATTTCCCAATGCAGACATTAAGAGCTGAGAAATGCAATGAAAATGGCGAAATAGAAGCTTGGTATTACCATCCAGATTGGTCTAAAATAAAGCCAAGCGATCAGCCAAAAAGAATTCCAGCATTTGGTTTTGGTAACAAAAAAGGAAATGAGCTATATATAGTTTCATCTTATGTTACAGGATCTTACTATTATCCACCTGTAGATTATCAAGGAGCATTACCTTATGCAGTTTTGGAAGAGGAAATAGCTGATTATTTAATTAATGATACTATTAATGGTTTTAGTGGAACAAAGGTAGTTAACTTTAATAATGGTATTCCTGATAGGGATAAACAAATGGAAGTTAAATCTGATGTTTTAAATAAACTTACTGGAGCTAGAGGTGAAAAAGTTATCGTTGCTTTCAATAATAATGCAGAAAGCAAAACAACTGTAGATGATATACCTTTAAATGATGCTCCAGCTCATTACCAATATTTAAGCGATGAGTCTTTCAGAAAACTAATCGTTGGACATAGAGTTACATCACCGATGCTATTAGGTGTAAGAGATGGTAACAGCGGGTTAGGCAATAATGCTGATGAGATACAAACTGCTACTTTGTTATTTGATAACTTAACAATAAAAACATATCAGGAGGAATTCACAGATTCATTAGAGGAAATACTATCCGTGAATAATATTTCTCTTAATTTATATTTCAAAACGATCCAACCACTAGAGTTTACTGATACTACAGGTATGGATAAGGAAACTGCTGAAGAGGAAACTGGTATTAAAATGGCTATACAGTGCTCAGCAGAAACACAAGACTATGATGAAGAGGTTGCTAACTCATTAATAGAAAAAGGTGAAGATCTTGGTGATGAATGGGAATTAATATCTAGTGAGGAAGTAGATTATGAAACAGAGGATGAATTGGATGCTGAAATAGCTAAATTAAATGAACCTAGTTTATTATCTAAAATATGGAACTTTGTTAGTACAGGAACAGCAAGACCTAATGCTAGAAGCTCACAGGATAAAACTATAGAAGGGGAAAAATATAAAGTAAGATATAAATATAGTCCAAGTAGAGTTTCTAAAAACAGCAGAGAGTTTTGTAGAAAAATGGTTTCTGCTGATAAGCTATACAGGAAGGAAGATATTATAGCAATGGAAAAGGTTGCTGTAAATGCAGGATGGGGACCGGAAGGAGCTGATACTTATTCTATCTGGCTTTACAAAGGCGGTGGATCATGCCACCATAAATGGTTAAGA